ATTACTGGTAGTGCTATTACAGGAAGTACATTTAGTGCGCAAGTATATGCATTTAATATTGCAGAAACAGACGCAGGTAAAACAGCGTTACAAAGTGCTGTAACAGTTAACTTTACAGCAACAGGTGCTGTAGGCGATGCAGACTTAATGGCAGGTGCTATTAACAATTCAGCATTAGAAAATATTCAAGCAGAAGTAACAGCAGACAACAAACTAGTTGTTAAGCACACACAGGGTGGTGACTTTACTATTGTTGATTCAGACGGCGCATTTGCAGCTGCTGGATTTGTAGCATTTGTAGTTGGCAACCCAAGCACAACAACTAACTTATACAACAGAAATAGTGTACTTACAGCAAGTAACTGGAAGAAGGCAGTATTCACAGCAAGTGATGATGCTCCAGGAGCATTGGCTGCACAAGGTGCATTATGGTACAACAGTATTGTTGACGAAGTTGACATGTTAATCCACAATGGTACTACATGGGTAGGCTATCAGAACTTTAGTTCAGATTATGCAGATACTAACCCAACTGGTCCTATGGTTTCAGCAACAGAGCCAACACAGCAAACAGATGCAACAGCATTAGTTGACGGTGACCTTTGGATTAGCACAGCAGATTTAGAAAACTATCCATTAGTTTATAGATATGACGGTGTTAACTTAGCATGGTCAATAGTAGACGTTACAGACCAAACATCTGAAGACGGTGTATTATTTGCAGATGCACGTTATAACACAGCAGGCGCAAACGGAGACGAAGCTGGTAGTATTGTTGACTTATTAACAAACAACTACTTAGACCCAGATGCTCCAGATCCAGCACTATATCCAAAAGGTATGTTGCTATGGAATTTGCGTAGAAGCGGATTTAACGTTAAGCGTTTTGAGCGTAACTATATAGACATTAATGGTACAAACGGTAGATTTAACAATGACGAATCAATGGCTGGTTACTATCCACACAGATGGGTAACTGAGTCAGGCAACCAAGCTGATGGTTCAGGTAGCTTTGGACGTAAAGCACAGCGTAAAGTTGTTATACAAGCGTTACAGGCTATGGTTAATAGTAATGATGATATTAGAGATGACGAATCAAGACTATTCAACGTTATGGCAACACCAGCGTATCCAGAGCTAATTGGCGAAATGGTATCACTAAACTATGATAGAGGACTAAGTGCATTTATCGTAGGTGATAGTCCAATGAGATTAACACCAGATGCTACTTCACTAAATGAATGGGCAACTAACGTTCGTAGGGCTGTAGAAGATAATGACGATGGCTTAGTAAGTTTCGACGAATACTTAGGCATTTACTATCCAGCAGGATTTACAAGTGATAACGCAGGTAACAACATTGTTGTTCCAGCATCACACATGGCGTTAAGAACTATTGCACTAAGTGATCAGGTATCGTTCCCATGGTTTGCACCAGCAGGTACAAGACGTGGTGGTGTTACTAACGCAACAGCAGCAGGTTATATTAATAGCGAAGGCGAATTTGTAAGTGTAGCACTTAACGAAGGTCAAAGAGATACACTTTACGCACAAGCAATTAACCCAGTTACATTCCTAAGCGGAAGCGGATTGGTTGTATTTGGACAGAAAACAAGAGCAAGAAATGCAAGCGCATTAGATAGAATCAATGTAGCACGTTTAGTTGTATACTTACGTAGTCAACTTAACAAACTTGCAAAACCTTACTTGTTTGAACCAAATGACAAAATTACAAGAGATGAAATCAAAGGTGCAGCAGAAAGTCTAATGTTAGAACTTGTTGGACAAAGAGCACTTTATGACTTCCTAGTTGTATGTGATGAATCAAACAACACACCAAGTAGAATAGATCGTAATGAACTATATCTTGACATTGCAATTGAACCAGTTAAGGCAGTAGAATTTATATTCATTCCACTTAGACTTAAAAATACAGGAGAAATTGCAGGACTTTAATTAGGTGATAGACCCCTGAAATATGGGGTCGACACTTTGATAAATACTAGCAACAGGAGAAAAATAGAATGGCAATCTCAACATTATCAAAAATTACAGTTCCTTTAGCAAGCGATACAAGCGCAAGCAATCAGGGACTTTTAATGCCAAAACTACAATATCGCTTTAGAGTGACATTGGAAAATTTTGGTGTAACAAACGCAACAACAGAATTAACAAAACAAGTTATTGATGTTACCCGTCCTAACATAACATTTGAAGAAATTACACTAGACGTGTATAACTCCAGAAGTTACTTAGCAGGTAAACATACTTGGGAACCAATTACATTGAATGTACGTGATGACGTAAGTAACAATGTACAGAAACAAGTAGGCGAGCAACTACAGAAACAGTTTGACTTCTTCGAACAGTCAAGTGCAGCAAGTGGTATTGACTACAAGTTCCTAACACGAATTGAAGTATTAGACGGTGGTAACGGTGCAAATGAAGTAGGTGTTTTAGAAACATTTGAACTTTATGGCTGTTTCCTAAATAATGCTAACTACAACACACTAAACTATGCAACAAGTGATGCAGCTACTATTGCACTATCAATTAGATATGATAACGCAATTCAAACTCCAGTAGGTCAAGGAGTTGGTACAACAATTGGCAGAACAGTCAACACGTTAGTTACCGGCGGCGGCGTATAATAAACGCTAACTAGATTGCTATTCAAATAAGAAAAGGAAGTCGGAAACGTCTTCCTTTTTTTTATATACGCACATAATCCTTTAGGATAAATATTAGTATGGCAAATAAGTTAAACGGATTCTTAGACAATTTTTTCGGTGGTGCTCTAAACCCTAAGGGTAACTTAGGCGACTTTGCACATGCTTCTAGATTGTATGTAGACGATGCATTTAGGCTAGCCCCTAAAACAAAGTTTCTTTATTTTGTAAATTTTAATTTTTACAAAGATGACAAGCACGATGTTTTAGCAGGGTTTCCAAAGATGCAAAATAGACACAGAGCAGAAATAAACATGCTCGTAAAAAGTGTTGACCTTCCACAATACAGATCAGCTGTTGAAGTAAAAAATGCTTACAACAGAAAAAAGAACGTACAAACACGTATAGATTATACTCCTGTTAGTCTTACAATGCATGACGATAATAATGGTCTAACAACTATGCTTATGGAAGCATACTATAGATATTACTATAGAGATAGCAACATATCCAATATTACAGCAAGTTATGACCCACGTTCAGCTTACAAAGAAGCAAATGGTAGAACATACCGATTTGGTCTTGACAATGACAAAATGGTGCCTTTCTTTAAAGACATAAAATTATATCAATTTAGCAGACACGAATATACAGAATACACGCTTGTTAATCCACTTATCGAAAGTTGGGGACATGATACTATGGATCAAACAGACGGTTCTGGTATAGCAGAAAACAAAATGACTATTAACTATGAGGCTGTATTGTATAGTAGAGGTAAAGTAGGCGAAGATAGTCCTGCAACGTTTGCAACAGATCATTACGATACTTCACCAAGTCCATTAAGTGTAGCAGGCGGAGGCGTAGCCAGTTTGTTTGGTGGAGGCGGAGTACTTGACGGTGCATCAAGTGTGCTAGGCGATATTACTGGCGGCACTTTTGGTTTAGGTAGTGTACTTACACTTGCTAATACTGTTAAGAATGCAAAAAAATTAAGTAGTGATAGTCTTAAAGCAGAAGGTTTAAGTATTTTAACTGGAGCCATTACAGACGTAGGCAAAAAAGGATTAGGCGGATTACCAGGTATATCAGTTCCTAAGACTAACGGCAATGGCGGCAGTGCAGCTACTACAACTGCTACATCAAATAGTGCAACTAATAATTCTGCACTTTCAGCAGCAAAAGTTGGCGCGGCACAAGTAGCAAATAACTTACCCCAAACAACAGGCGGAGGTACCTAATGGTACAAGGAAATTTACCACAACGAGGTTACAATAATAGTGACGAACCAGTTAGAGAATTTTTTGATACTTATTATCAAAATAAATTAGAATTTCCTAGCAATGATGTAGATGCTGTATTGGCATATTTTGGCAAGCGCGGCTTTGAAGATAGAGCCAGTGCAAGTGTTGCTAGTATACTTCTACAACAAGCAAAACTAGATGGAGTTCCGGTATTTAGATTACTTGACACATTAACAGGTTTAAATGAAACTCAACTTAGTGCGTTAGTTACAGAAATATTAAACTATGCTAGAGGAAAAACAAGTACTCTAGGTTTTCAAGTACCAATAGAAACTAACATTATAGAGTCCAGAAACATAGAAGTTTTTGAGGACTAGAAATGGGCAGATTCGCTCAGGGTAAATTTAATCTAAAAAATCCTGACAAATACTCAGGCAACAAAACTCCTACATACAGAAGTAGTTGGGAATTTGCATTTATGCGGTTTTGTGACGAACATCCAAGTGTAGCTCAATGGGCTAGTGAATCAATAAAAATTCCATATAGACATCCTTTTACAGGAAAGCATACTATATATGTACCTGACTTTTTTATAGTGTATGTAGACAAAAACGGCAAACAAAAAGTTGAACTAATAGAAGTTAAGCCAGCAAATCAAACAATTAAAGAAAAAGTAGGCAGATCAAAAGTAAATCAAGCGGCATGGGTAGTAAATCAAGCCAAATGGGGTGCAGCACAAGCATGGTGTAAACAAAAAGGTATCTTTTTTAGAATAGTAAACGAAGATGATATTTTTCACCAAGGCAGAAGAAGATAAATAATACTAGTAGTTAATAGGAAGTACTATGACGAAAAAATTAGAAGAAATGTTAGATTTACCAGAGTCTAAAGAAATAATACAAGAAGCAATGGCCAAAGAAGAGCCTAAGCCTATCGCACAGCATAGAGAAACATTACGTGATATTGCTGAGTTCGATAAGATTAGTTCAGCATTACCTGCAGTAAAAGGGTTAGGTCAAATGGCGGATGTCGAACTTAACGACATTGCTGACAGAGCATTAACAGCATACGAAGATTTAATGGATCTTGGTATGAATGTTGAATCACGTTATAGTGGTCGTGTATTTGAAGTAGCAGGCGGCATGTTAAAAACAGGGCTTGATGCTAAGATAGCAAAACTAGACAAAAAACTAAAAATGGTTGATTTACAACTTAAAAAAGAAAAATTGGATAAAGACAGTGGCGCCGTAGATGACAGTATGGTCAACGGAGAAGGCTATGTTGTAACAGATCGCAACAGTCTATTAGAGAAACTA